CGAACGCGTATTGCGACGCGTGCCTGGTCGACACCAATCCCGACGGCAAGCCCAAGACAAAGTCGATGTGCCATCTGCCCGTGCGCGAACCCAGCGGCGCGCTCAATCGCAACGCGCTCTATGCCGCGCAAGGTGCATTGCTGGGCTCACGCGGTGGCGTGGATCTCCCGGCCAAGGTCAAGGCAGCAGCGGCCAAGAAACTCATTGGGTTGATGCGCGAGGTAAAGCTCGCGCCGTCGCCCTCGCTGGCCAAGCTGGCCGACTTCACTGAATCATCTGAACAGGAGTCCACAATGGACAAGACTGAGTTGGAACAGCGCGAAGCCGACCTCGCCAAGCGCGAGCAGGCACTGAAAGACCAGCAAACCGCTCTTGCCGCACGCGCCAAGCAGGCGCAGCGCGACGATGCGGCAAGCTTTGCCGAGAACCTGGTGAAGGAAGGCAAGCTGCTGCCGCGCGAGAAAGCGGCTGCTGTCGAGCTGTTGCTCGCGTTGCCGGCCGACGATGCGCCGCTGTCGTTTGCCGAGGAAGGCACCACCGTCACGAAGCCAGCCGCGAAGGTGATGCGCGATTTCCTCACGGGTTTGCCCAAGCGCATCGACTACGGCCGTGAGCGTTCCGCCGATCGCAAAGACGATCACGTCGTGAGCTTCGCAGCGCCGCCCGACACGCAGGTCGATCAAGGTCGCCTGGAGCTGCTGGCCAAGGCACGCGCCTGGCAGGCATCCCACCCCAACACGTCGCTGACCGACGCCGTCCGCGCGGTTGGCGGCTGAGTCGTCGCAACACTTTCCCTGACTTCGAGGACCGGCCATGAGCCAGAACCATTCGATTTACCGCCTGTCGGTGACGGCCACGGCTGCCATCGTCGCGTTGACCTTCATCGACTTCTCCGGTGCGACCGCCACCGCTGCCGGCAACACGGCCGGTGTGGCATGCACCGATGGCGCCGTCGGCGACCTGGTGCCGACCGATCGCCTGGGCAGCGCGGTCGTGACGGCCGGAGCGGCTATCACGGCTGGCCAACGCCTGGAAGTCGGCGCCACCGGCTACGCGGTGCCGCACAACGCGGGCGTCATCGTCGCGGTGGCGCTGGAGGCGGCTTCCGCTGCCGGCCAGACCATCGAGGTCGACCTGATCCCGAACTGACGTGTTCGCGCGTCGCTGATTCCACTGACCCACCGAGGCATCCATGACCACTACCGCTCAACTTTCTCCGGGCCAGGCGCGAATCGTCGACCCGATCCTGTCCGAACATGCTCGCGGCTATCGCCAGGCGGGCTTGGTCGGACGCTCCCTGTTTCCGCTCGCACCCGTGCCGATGTACGGCGGCAAGGTCATCCAGTTCGGCAAGGAAGCGTTCCGCGCCGTCAACACCGCACGCGCACCGGGCACCGCCACCAAGCGCATCCAGTTCGGCTACGAAGGCGAGCCGTATGCCATCCAGCCGAACGCGCTCGAATCACCGGTGCCGCGTGAACTCATGCGCGACGCCTCGCAGGTGCCGGGCATTGATCTGGGCACGCGTGCCGTCAACTTGGTGCTGCGCGTGATGAACCTCGGCCACGAACTCAAGTGCGCAAGCATTGCGCGCAACGCGGCCAACTACGACGCCAATCACAAGCTGGCCCTCGCCGGTACGTCGACGTGGACGGGCGCGGCGAGTACGCCGATCGATGACGTGCTCGCGGGCCGCGAAGCGATTCGCGAATCGGTGGGTATCTATCCAAACACCGCGATCGTCAGCGCGCAGGCAATGAGCGCGTTGAAGACCAATCCCCAGATTCTGGATCGCACCAAGTACACGAGCCGCGATTCAGTCACTGCCGCCATCCTTTCCGCGCTATGGGAAGTTCCCAACGTCGTGGAAGCCTCTGCGGTCTCGGCGGACCCGAACACTGACGCGTTCGGCGATATCTGGGGAGCGGACGTCATCCTGGGCTACGTCGCACCGAGCGGTGGTGGCGATGCCAGCGCGAACGCCGAGGAACCCAGCTACGCCTACACGTACCTCATCGACGGCATGCCGATGGTGGAAGTGCCGTATTGGGATCCGAACACGAAGAGTTGGATCTACGGCGTGAGCTTCGACTACACGCCTGTGCTGAGCGGCATGCAGGCGGGCTTCCTGATCCAGGGCGCCGGCACCAAACAGTAATCGCACCCATAACCCACGCGCGAAGCAGCAGCGATCGACCTGTGCCGGGGTGAGCCCCGGCGCAGGCACAAAGGAGAACCTTTCATGTCCAAATACGAAACGCTCGGCGTGCTCAAGCTCGACGGCGAGGTCTTCAAACCCGGCGACGTTATTGAAATGCTCGACGTTGTCGCCGCGCCGATGGTGAAGGGCGGCTTTCTGAGGCTGGCACCGACTGATGCGGCAATCACTGAATCGAAGAAAGCAGTTGCTGCGAAGAAAGCGAAGGAGAGCTGAGGATGCTGCCCTCGATAGGCCGAACCATCATCATCAGGGGATCATGCGTAGCGTTCAATGGTGCTGATCGTGCGCCCGCTATCATTACGCGTACCTGGTCGCATCCGGCCACCGAAACCAAGCATCAGCCGTGCCGAGTGAATGCGACGGCTTTTCCGGATATGGCCGCTCCTGTCTCTGTCGGCAGCGTATTGTTGTTCGACAGTGAGGATGAGGCCAACGCCAGTTTGGAATCGGCTTCGGGAAATGCCGTAGCCTTCTGGCCGGCGCGGGTGTAATCGATGTACGTGACGCTGCTCCAACTGGCCGAACGTCCTGGTCCCACCGAGCTGGCCGAGCGAGCCAGCCCGATGCGTGGTGCCATCGTCGACGCCGACCTGTTGGATGCGTTGCTGCGCGGCAATGACACCAGCGCATGGCCACCCGACCAGGTCGCCGTGGCCAGCGAAACGGTCGCACGCATCAATGACGCGATCGACGATGCCGATGGATTGATCGATGGCTTCCTTGGCAAGCGTGGTTACACGCTACCGCTGACGCCGGTGCCGGGCGTCGTCGCGACCTGGGCGCGCGCAATCGTGCGCTACAACCTCGCCAAGGATCGCATCAGCGATCCCAAGACGGATCCGCTTGTTCGCGATTACCAGGACGCGATGAAGCTGCTGCAGCTCACGGCCACCGGCCAGTTCTCGCTGGGTATCGGCGACACGGTGACGGAGCCTGGCGTCGGCATGCCGCAGACGACACGCGACACGACCTGTCGCCCGGGTCCGTGGAATATTCCCGAATGAACGCGCAGCCGTTCGATATCAGCCTGGTCATTGCGCGCGTGCAATCGCAAGTGTCGGCGCTGCGTAAGGTCGCGGGTGCGGCTGACTACGCATCCGTGCGGGGCCTGAATGATTTCCCGGCACCGTGTGCCTACGTGCTGCTCGCACGTGAGAAAGGCGTGCCGCGTGAGACCGGTCATGTGACGCCTGGCGCACAGGTGCGCACGATGCAGAAGGTCGCCGTCACCTTCGGCATCGTGGTGGCCGTGCGCAATTACCGCGAGAGCGAACGCGGCTACCAGGGCAACGATTCCTTGCAAACGATCCTCGGCCAGATCCGTGGCGCGCTGATCGGTTGGGCGCCGCAGGTTGACGGTGCGGACGCCTGCAGCTTCCTACAGGGGAACCTCACGCAATACGACGCGGGCACGTTGCTATGGACGGACGTGTTCCATACCAAACATACCATCGGCGCAGGAGCCTGAAATGAAAGTCACTTTGAAATTTGCACACAAGCATGCCGGCGTGGATTACCCCGCAGGCGCAACGATCGACGTGCCTGTCGTCGACGCGCTCTGGCTGAAGTCGGAAGACGTAATCGAGGAAGCCGTCGCCGACATCAAGGCCGAGCTGAAAAAGCTGGCCACGAAGGAAGACCCCAATCCGCATGCCGGGCTGCTGGCCAAGGCTGTGGCCTCGGAAGACGCCGCGAACAAGTTGAACGCCATCACGGGCACCACGGCCGCACCGGCTGCACCGCCTGCGCCTGGCGCTGACACGGCCACCAAGTAATCGGCCACGCACGAACCGCGTACCACGTTAGGAGAAGCCGCGATGCAAGATTTTTCGTTCCAAGGCAAGGTATACCTGGGTGAGCGAGACCCAGCGACCGGCAAACCGCTCGCGCTCACCTGGGTGGGCGACGCACCGACTTGCCAGGTGAAACTGAGCACCAGCACCAGCCCGCGCACTGAGAGCTATTCGGGCAACCGCGTGCAAACCGGGTTGCTCAACAAGGGCGTCACGGGCGCACTGTCGCTGACGTTGAACTGGTTCAGCTCGAAGAACCTGACGATCGGCCTCTATGGCACGGCGAACACCATTGCCACCGGCACCGTGACCAGTGAGCCGCTGCCCGCGGAGCTGCAGGTGGGCGACACGTTCGCGTTGGATTTCCCCAACGTCAGCAACCTGGTGATCACCGACAGCACGGCGACACCCAAGACGTTGGTCAAGGGCACCGACTACACCGAAGAGTCGCTGGCCGCTGGCTTGGGCACGCTGCTGAATGTCGGCACCTACACGCAACCCTTCAAGGCGGCTTACAGCTACGCGGGTGGCGTTGATATCACGATGTTCACGCAGCTGAGCCCCGAGCGCTATTTGTTGCTCGATGGCATCAACACCGTCGACGAGAGCCGCGTGCTGCTGCGTCTGTACCGCTGCAAGTTCAACCCGGCCGCACAGATCGATGGCATCAACAGCGACTGGGGACAGATCGCGCTGGACGGTGCGGTGCTGTACGACTCGATCAACGCGGCCGACAGCAACATGGGCGGCTTCGGCAAGTACCAGCTGCCGACCGGGAGCTGATCATGGCGCGCAAGGTAGAACGGAATCCGCCCGCATCGCGGCCCCAGGAGGGCCGCGATGATGTTTTGGTGATGCACCCGGACATCACCCTTACCATCGCCGGCCGCGCGATCACGGTGCGCGAATACGGCTTTGTCGCGGGCCTGAAGGTCCGTCAGTACATGAAGCCCTTCACCGATGGCCTGGTCGAAAGCTATCAGCGAGGCGAAGCCTTGTTCGATGACGTGCTGCTGTTGGTCGCCGAACACTGGGACATCGTCGAACGCGCCGTGGCAGAGAGCGCATCGCTCGACGTTGAATGGATGCAGTCGCTCGGCAACGCGGACGGTGAGCTGCTCACGCAGGCGTGGTGGAAAGTCTGCGGCCCTTTTTTTATCCGGCCGATCGTTCGCCGCGTCGTGGAACGCCTGCAGGTGGCACAAAGGGGACGGGCCGCTGGGCCGACGTCTACCTCGACCTCATCTGCGCCGGCTTTGGCGACGCCGAACGCATCGGCCGATACACCGAGCGGCAGCTCCGACTCTTCCACGAACGACTGATGGTGCGTCAGCGCCGTGAGCAGGCCGATCGCATTGAAGCGGTAGCCAACGGATACGGCGGACTCCTGACCGAAAAGTCACTGGCCAATCTTCAGCAACTCCTGAGAACCCTGCGAAGCGAATAGTCCATGAGCACACCCAACTCGACACTGGACATCGCGCTGCGCATCAAGGCCGATCTCGACAGCGCACGCCAACAAGTGAGCGGCTTGCGTACCGAGGTGCAGGGGCTCGGTACAACGAGCAGCGCGTCGCTCGCCGCCTTGCAACAGGTCAATGCGCAGCTCGATGCGCTGATCGGCCTGACACGCGACGGCAACGCGCAGCTGCAGTCGCGTCGCGATGCCATGACCTCGGCGACGGCCGCCACGCAGGAAGCGGCAGCGGCCACGCAATCCCTGACGCGTGCCACGCAGGAACAGGCCGAGACGGAAGACCAGGCCATCCAGCGGATCCGCGACATGGTGCGCGCATCCCAGGAGCTTTCCAGTACGCAGCGATCGGCCGCGACGTCGACGGTCGCCTCCGGTGTGACGACCGCGACCGCCGGCGCATCGTCGGTCACGGCGGCCGAAGCGAGTGCTTTCAACGCCGCCACGCAGGCATGCGTCGCAGCACTGCAAGAACTCAACGTCGCCTTCGCAGGCAACCTGGCCACCGAAGAAGGCATGGCCGCAGCCGAAGCTGCGTTGGACGTCGCAATGGCGAAAGGCGCGGTGAGCGCGCAGGAGCAAAAGGTATATTTGGAACGTCTCAACGCAGCCGTTGCAGCCAGCACGGTGGTCCTCGAAGCCGATACGGTTGCGCAGGGGGAGAACGCTGCGGCGACCGCCGCCAACAGCGCCACCAAGCGCGAACTCGGCGTCATCATCGGCGAGCTGGCACGCGGCAACACCGCGCGCCTGGAAGGCAGCCTGGTGACCTTGGCTAACCGCAGCGGGTTCCTTTCCACGGTGTTGAGCCCATTGGGATTGACGATTGGTGGCGTAGCCACCGAGCTTGGCCTGTTCGCGGTGGAAGCGGAGAAAGCCGCCGAGCAGCAAAACAAGTTCAATGCCGCGATCGAAAAGAGCGGCAACTTTGCCGGCGTCACCGCTGCCGGCCTGGAGCAGATGTCACAGCAGATCGCGCGTACGCCCGAGCAGTTGGGTGACGCACGCGTGGCCTTGGAAACCTTGGTGGCGTCGGGCCGTGTGGGATCCGGTGCGCTGACGTCGATGGGACAAGCTGCCGTCGACATGGCGCAGCTCACCGGTGAGAGTGCGGACAAGGCCGCGAACGCGGTGGTGCACATGTTCGACGGCACCGTGCAGAGCGTGGTCAAAGCGAACGACCAGTACCACTTCCTCACGACCGCGATCTATGACCAGATCACGGCTTACGAAAAGGAAGGCGACACGCAGGCCGCGATGGAGACGGCGGCACAGGCGTTTCACCAGGCCATGCAGCAACGCCTGGAAGACGAACAGCAAAATGTGCGCGGCTTGGGCCGTGTGTGGGATGAGCTGAAAAGCAAGATTGAAGGCACCTTACAGGCCATTCGTCAGACCTCCTCCATCCTTACCGGCACGGCCGACGATCAGACCGAGCTGTATTACCTGCAGGGACGCAAGGCGCAAGCGCAAAACGGGGAACTCACCGGCTGGGGCAAGTTGCTTTCGATGATCGGCGATACGCCGGACGCGAAGGATGCTCTGGCACGCGAGCAGTGGACGCCCGAGGATGAAAAGAAGCTGCAGGATCTGCAGCAGAAGATCGCCAGCGATCAGCAGCAGGCGCAATTGAAAGGTGCCAACCAGCAGCTCGCGACGGGCGCTGTCGATGCCGCCGCTGACCTGGACAAGCTGAGCAATAGCCTGGACAAGACGTCAGCCAAGCAGCGCGCGCTCAACGAACTCAACAGCGATTTCCTGAAGCTATGGAAAGGTGCCGAGCCCAACGATCCGCGCTTGAAGGGCGTGCAGGCCATCACGGATGACAGCGGCAACACGACGTTTAGCGGTGGTCTCTACGATCAACTGAAAACGGATATCGACAAGCGCTATTCACCGCGCAACAGCGGCGAGCAGCGTGCGCAGAATACCGCCGTGGCCGCGCAGCAGCAGTTGATCAAGCTGCTCGCTGACGAGCAAGGCGCGATCAGTCCCGTCGCGAAGGTCTGGGCGCAGTACAACGACAACGTCGAAAAGGCGAACGAACTCGCGACAAAGGCCAAGACCGCGCACGGTGCCAACGTGCAAGCAATCGAGGCCGAGCGCCAGGCGCTGGTGCAGGAATATGCGGCAGCCCGTGACGCGGACCTGGCCAAGCTGGCGGACAAGGATCGCGAGGCGTTTGAGAAATTGATGCAATCGCTGTCGGATGCGAATGGTGTAAAGCTCGACAAATTGCAGGCCCAGATTGCGCAGATCACGAAAGACCTTAACAACGGAGTGATTTCGGCAAAGGAATTCGACGACGCCTTTGGAAAGATCGTCGATGCCAACACGAAGAAGCTACCCACCTACAAGGGCATCGGCTCAGCCGTGGGTGGCCCATTTGGTGAGCTGGACAAAATCGCGCAGTTCCAACAGGGGCTCGACACCGATTACGAGAGCAAGCAACGTGCGAACGCGGATGCTTATCAGCAGTCATACGGGAAAGCTACTACACAGGACACCCAGCTCGCTGCTACTGAGTCCTTTCTGAAGAAGGAAAACGAGCTTTATCAGGAGTACTACGGCAAGCTCAACGATCTGGACCACGCGCGGCAACAGGTGATGTTGACCGGCCTGACGCAGTCGTTTTCCGAAGCGGCCAACATCATCGGGCAAGGATTCGGCAAGCAAAGCGAGGCATATCGACTTGCCTTTAGCCTTGCCAAGGCTGCAGCGATTGCGCAGGCCGGCGTGAATATGTGGTCGGATATTTCGCAGGCATCGGCAAAGGGTTGGCCAGCTAACATCCCGCTGATTGCTCAAGCCACTGCTGAAGGCTTATCGATCATCGGCAACCTTCGCGCGATCGAGACGGGCTTCGACCAAGGCGGCTACACCGGTCCGGGTGGTAAGAACCAGATCGCCGGTGTGGTGCATGCCGGCGAGGTGGTGCATCGGCAGGAAGTGGTGAACCAACCGGGTGCGCTCCCATTTCTGCTGGACTTCAACCAGCGCGGCATGGCGGCGTTGCACGACTACGCGTCCGCGTTGAACGGCTATGCCAGCGGCGGCCTGGTTGGCGCACCCTCGGTGCCTGCGCCGCCACCGAGCGGAATTTCCGCCACGCGGCTCCCCGCGACATCTGTCGCATCCGCTGCCGTCGCACCCTCGGTCAAGCTGCGGAATATCAACTTGATCGATCGCGACCTGGTGCTCGACATCATGCGCAGCTCCGATGGCGCGAACGTCACCCTGAACCACATCGACCGGCACGCCACGCGCGTGCGTCAGAGCATCGGGAGCTGAGATGTCCAGCCAGATCGGCTACGTCGACAACACCGGCAGTGAGGGCTATGCCCACTGGCAGATGCTGGAAACCATCCGGCGCTTCGCCTGTGGCTTCGGCACGCTCGCGGCACCGACGTTCGCCGGTACCGGCACCGGCACGATGGGTTCGCGCGATACCTATCCGGCCACGGTCACGGAAACCTGGACGATCCAATGCACCAGCGCAGCGGTCGCGGGTGCGGAAACGTGGAGCGTTACCGGCAGCGTCAGCGGTGCAAAGGCGAACGCGACCACGGGTGTGGCCTACGACAATGGGATCATCACGTTCACGATCGCTGCTGGTGCCACGGCGTTCGCGGTCAATGACACCTTCTCGCTCAATGCCACGCAGGGCGCGCTGAGCGCCATTGGTCGCGCCTGGGCGCAGCTGCGC